AGTGCCGCCATACGCAGGTCTTGGACATTGATGTTGATTTGCGCGGCTTTTTGTAAGCCGTAAGTCTTCTGATCCCACCGTTCAGCCAACCACTGGCGCGTTCGGATGCGCTGGACATCGCGCTGCGCGTGATCGACATCCATGCCGTCCGCTATCTCCACCGTCTCACACGCTAAAAGGTCTGCCGCACGCGTGCGCGCACGCGCAATCATAGCACCGTGATCGTTTTCCTCAATCCAATCGTCTAGCGCACGCTTGCTGATGCCCAGATCGATGCAGATGTTGGCAATGCTTTTGCCGCTTTCCACCATGCTGAAGATCATCTCTTCAGGCATATCGTTGAGGAAAGCAATGTCCTGTCTTCGTTTTGGGTTACCAACCACGCTCAAAACCCCTTTAAACGCGATTTAAGCCACTCAAAGCCCGATTTGACCCATTGGCCTACCTTACTCATGATTTCACTTAATTTGCCCATTTTTGAACCTCTCCGCTTGTTTGCTGTTGAATTTCTTTTCTGTTGGTGGACCGTCCAGCACCTCAAGGTCATCTGGGAAGTCGTCAAAGCCTGATTCTCCACCGATTTTGTTGGCTTTGAAGCTGACCACCTTGGCGGTTGGATCAAAGGCTTTGACCTTGATGATTTCTTGCACCAGCGGATCGTTGAAGATCACCTCCAGCTCTTCCATGCTCCAAATGCAATGGTTGCTCAGTTCCTGCCTTTCGCGCTGCATGGCCAAAGTCTCGTTGACCGTTCTGACAATCACCATGACCTGACCTGTCTGCATCTCCCACTCGATTCTCGGAATCTGATCGTTGGCTGGCGTAATGCCTTGACCGTCAGCCCACTGATCCAACACGCCATAAGCCCTGATCATTCCCGCCAGGCTTGAATCAAATTTCGCATGATCCTTTGACGCAATCGCTTGGTGCAATCTGCCGTTCTGCGTCCAGAATTTCTCTCTCAGCTCACTGTCTACTAAAGTAATCAGTCGATTTTCTCCCCATTTCCTATCGCTGACCGCTTTTGCTGCCTCCAGTTCCACCAACTTGGATTGCACATAAACCGTCCACGCATCTGCTTGTGGACTTGGACTCACCACCACTGGATGCTGTCTGAGTGACTTCTTTGTTGCCATTACGCTTTCCTTCGTTTTGTTGCAAATAGGGAACACACAACAGGGAACAAACCTCCGAGTCCTAGACTCTCGGTTTGTTCCTGTTCCCTTGTGCGGAACATTTGTTCCCCTTTTGTTCCTTGTTTGTTCCCTGTTCCCTGTATATTCATACAGCCTCAGAACGCCTCGCCTGATTCACTTTTGACGGTCAACCACGCAAATCCATCGCTGATCTGCCCATGACCATGTCTGGACAAGTCCTTCCTGACCCGCTGCCAAGTGACCTTAAAGCTGTCCTTGTCCTCCTCAGTGCACCCCATCTTTGACCACAATTCGGTCTTCCAGTGGCTTAAATCCACCACCATGCGCTGTGAACCTTCGATTAACTTCAAGAAGCCATTCTTCTTAATCGCATTTTCCAAGCATTGAAGCGACAAGACCTGATTCTTGCCGTGTCCCGCGTTGCTGGACGCACCTTTTGCGTCCCTTTTCAGCGCGTCAAACTGCCCGAGTTCACTTGGATTGACGGCCAGACTGGTCTGCGGCTCACCGATCTGGAGTGATCCTTGCGGCGCTGGCAGCTCCACCGTGACCATCTCAAAGCCGTAGCGCGTCCCATCTTCACCGTCCTTCTGCTTGGCAATGCGGATAACTCCTTTCATGGAATCCTCGTACCTGATCAACTCCAACTCACTGTCCACAGCACCTAAGAGCGCAGACGATCCCCGCATCCCGCGACTACTGTCCTTGCCGCTGTGATGCAGGATCATCAGCGCAGCGTCCTGCACGATCTTCTGTATATGCCCACAGGTCACCACAAACTGCATCATGTCGCTGGCCGAGTTCTCATCCCCACCGCCAAAGGCTCTGGCCAAGGTATCGATGACGATCAACTTGAAGTCGATGCCTGTATCCATGACCAGTTGTTCGATGGCCAGCACCAGCGCGTTGAAGTCCTCGATGCTTGATCTAAGGTTTAATTGGTGGCGAATGACATAAATCGGTGCGCCTGCTTCTGTCTGATGGTGCTGCTTACACGCCTTGATCCTTGCGCCGACTCCTCCAAAGCCTTCACCGGCTATATATAAAACACCGCCAGCCTCTGTCACCTCATTGCCCATCCATGCTGTGCCTGTGGCGATGCAGTGAGCAATATGAAGCGCGTGAAAGCTCTTGAAGCTGCCAGGCGGTCCGTACAGGGCACTGAAACTACCCACAGGCAGCACCTTATCTATCAACCAACGCACCGGCTCATCTTGGATACTGTCCCAATGCTCGATCTGTATTTGCTTTGACGGTTTGGCTTGTTCCTTTGGCTCGGCCGCAAACTCATGTTCAATTTCTAGCGTTTTCTTTACATGATCAAGCTCATGTGTATGCTTTTCCTCGTTTTGTGTACTTGATTGCAAAATCGGATTCAACCTTTCGGGCATCGTTACCTGATCCAGCGTTGTGATGGGTACAGCGGCCTTGACCAGCGCCACCAGCTCGGCTCTACCGCCACCCGCCTCAATGAATTCAAAGGCATCGTCACCCTGACCTTGCAGTCCAAGGTCAACAACCTTCAGTGACTTGACGATGGGCAGTATTGCCTCTGCCGCTTTGTAGGCGTATCCCCAACCCGCCACATCGTTGTCCGGCACGATGATGACTTGCGCTCCGGCAAAGTATTCGGTGATGGCGGCTGGCCATGATCCTGCGCCAGTGTGCGCGGTGGTGGCGATCATGCCAATTGACTTGATCGCGTCCGCTGCCTTCTCGCCCTCCACCAAGAAGACATTGCGCCCCGCTGTCTTCGCGTCCAAGAGTGCAGGCAAGTTGTACGGCACGATGCGTGCGTCTCCTAGCGTTGGGTGCTTGCGGCCGTCAGGGTCAACCTTGTACAGCCGATAGGTCTTGCCTGTTTCGCCAATCTTGTACCGCTGCTTCACAAAGACTGTCTGCCTGTCCTCATCCTGATACGCCCACTCCTGTTCCAGTATGTTGCGCGGTATGGGCCTGATGTTGGCTAAGGGATCAGGCTTGTCCAAGAGTTCGGGTAGCAAGTTCAATGCTCTGATGGTGTGGAAGACATCCTCTTGGCTGCACCCACCGTGACAGTGAAAGAGAGGCTTGCCCTCATCATTGATGTCGATGCTGAGAGATGGATTCTTATCGCCATTGCCTTTTCCGTGTGACGGTACAGGGCAACTAGCCACCCATTGACCGTTGGCTTTTTTGGCGTTGCCTAAGCTCTTGGCTATTTGTTCTGCTTGCATTTAGTTATCTTTCTGTGAGTATTCGCCATGCGGTTGCCGCGCATAAAGGGACTTGTCTATTTCCAATGGCTTTAAGTCTGTCCACCCGAGCGGCCACCCCATCAGCCACTCCGTCCAAGTTGCGTTGATGGAGGCGGGAGACATTTGCGGGTTCTCTGCTCCACCAGTTCTTGTCCACACCACACTCGGCAAATCCGAATCCCCCTTCCATCCTTTGCTTGGCCGTCTGCCCGCATGGTCCGATTTCACTGGTGTAGGCCACATCTCTAGCGACAATCCAAATCCTGTCCCTCTGATGGTTTGCTCCAATGTCCGCTGCTCCCAACACTCCCCATCTCGCATCAAACCCCATTGAGGCCAAGTCTCCGAGAACTCGTCCAAGTCCCCTAGAAGTGAGCATTGGTGAGTTCTCCACAAAGACGAATCGGGGTCGTACTTCACAAATGATGCGAGCCATTTCTGACCACATCCCTGATCGTTCTCCGTCAATTCCTGCACCTTTTCCTGCGGCACTGATGTCTTGACATGGAAATCCTCCAGATACAACATCAACAATTCCTCGCCAAGGTTTGCCGTCAAAGGTTTGAACATCATCCCAAATCGGGAAAGGCGGGAGAATGCCGTCATTTTGTCGGGCGCACAATACGCTTGCTGGATAGGCTTCCCACTCGACTGCACAGACTGTTCGCCATCCAAGCAGTTTTCCCCCAAGTATTCCTCCACCAGCGCCTGCGAATAAAGCCAACTCATTCATGTTTTCCTATTCAAAATATTTAGAGGAAAAAAAACCGCTGGGGTTAGCCAGCGGTGCTTCAAAGCAATCAGTTAGAACATCTCGTCATCAGCCACTGCCGCGGCCATCACTGACTTCTGTGGCGCTGGTGGTGCAACAGTTTCTTCGGCTTTCAATGCTTTAGCCGCCACCTCAACAGGCATATGTATCACGGTTTCAGAGTCAGCATACATACCCAATGGACGATCAATCCAACTGATGATGTTGAACGCTGGAATGCGTGTCGTGCCCTTGCCGATCTTTTCCAGCTTGCTGCCGGTGTACTCCAGCACAGGCAACTTGCCAGCATTGGCGGCTTGCTGTGCGGCGCAGGCTGTGTACATGACTTCAAGCCCCATGTTCGGACCTACGCCATTCGATGACCATTCCACCAAGCCGATTTCCTTGTTGTAAAACTTGACGATGAATCCGCGCTTGTGGTCGGGGGACGGCTGTGCGCCTTTCTTGCCAAGCGTTGCATCGGCTTGCCAATCGCGCAAACCGACACCGAGTGCCAGCCAGCCTGTTTGCACATCATTAATGTCGAATACGATCTTTTTGAGTTGGATTTCCTCGCCGAGATTGTTTGTCCAAGCGTTGGCTTGGGGAGAGAAGCGGATGTAGTTACCAGAGCCGCCATTTGATGAGAGGTTTAGCATTTTGCGTTTCGCTTTCTAAGTTTCAGGGTTTGCATTATTGACTCAACCCGCGATCTCTCGCAAGTGTGAGTCCACTTGATACCTTGACCGATAGCTCGTCCAAGATAACTCTTTGATCCTTTGGAAGCAGTTTCTCTGCTGCCGCTGGAGTAATAAGGTTTGTTTCAAAAATCTGTGTTCGGGTAAGTCCCAACTCGGCCAACTTGTCAGCGGCCTTGTCACCGTCCAACCATTTGCGCGTTGGGCGTTTCGGTGCGAGTTGCCAGCCTTGCAACACCATGCCGTCCTTTTCCATGGCCTGCATAGCGTGCTCTTCAACAGCCTTGATGAATTTCTCTACCTGCGGTGCTTTGTCCAGAATGGCACTGATCTGATCGGGCGTGAGAGTCTTCATCACCTCCGCGATTTCATCTTTCTTCATCGCGGTGATGTCTGTCTGTGTGGCCACGACATCGAATTGCTGTTTCTGTTTGGGGCAAATCGTCTTCGCGTCACACCACTGGCAGGCAGATTCGGACATATACAGTGGTGGATCATCGAGCTGTGTGGCGATCATTGCTGGACGCAGTACCTTCTCTTCCCACTCCCACAACTCGGCTGCTGGCATCACAAGAGTGCGCGGCTCGCCTGAGTGCGGTTGCACAATCGTCAGATGGAATTCTTTGATCCAATCGCGTGACATTCCCTGCGTGTACGCAAGCGCGTAAATCTTGAGCTGTGTTGAGTCCTCTGAAACATAACCCTTGCCGGTCTTGAGATCAGTGACATAAACCTTGCCTGACTGCATGGAGTAACCCACCAGATCAGCAGTGCCACCCACTTGGATGTATTCTTTGCTCTGATATTTCACTGGGCGCTCGACATTCATGTGCTCTGTCAGCCCTTCGATATTCCAAATCTCGTTCAGGTAATCAAGTGCCATCTGACAATCGTCAGCGTCCAAGATCACGCCTTCAATCTCCTCGCCAATGAATTTCATGGGATCGGTGTCGAGCTGGTAGCAAGTCTCGGCCAGCGCGTGAATGGCAGTGCCAAGCTGCGCGGCTTCACCTGATGGGCGTTGCGGTACTTGAGCACAGAGCTTCACTGAGCCAGGACACGCGATCCACCGTGAGCTTGCTGATGGCCTTAGTCTGCGTTGTTTTGTTGCCATGTGTCTCTTTCTAAGTGATGGTCATTGATGATGATCTGATACGCCAACTGCCTTACCTCATGGCTGACAGCGTGTCCAAGGTCTTCGGGGTCTAGGATGCGCTTTAAGAGCACCACCTTGTCCTGATTGGCTTTGCGTTGCAACTCCAACTGAGTGCCCAACCAGATGATGTGCTCGCGCATAACTTGTC